ATTGGAACAACTACTCCTGATGCACTTTTAGATATAGAAAGTGCTAATGTTGATACAGCTAGAATTAGATTGGGATGTACGAAGAATGATGATTCTTGGGCTATAGGAAGCACTATAGGCTCACTAGACTTTTTTGCACCAGATCCTTCAGGACCACCAACCCCCTTCATTAGAGGTTCTGTGTCTATGAAAGCAGAGATTGCAAGTGGTGCTGATATGGGTATGGCATTTGCTACTTACAACAATACCGAGCGCATGAGAATTGCAGCTTCAGGTAATGTTGGTATAGGATCAAACTCCCCGCAAGCTAAACTTACTTTAAAAGGTAACACTAATAACTACGCCCAAGCACCTGTAATTAGATTTGATTCAATAGCTACTCAAGCTAATGTTAGAAACTGGGGTATTGGTCCCGCGGATTCTAATCATGGTAATTTTCATATTTATAAGAGTGGAGCAATAGGCAACAACCCTATAACTGGCGCTGGGGCGAAAACTTTCACTATTGATTACCAAGGTAATGTTGGTGTAGGAACGGATACTCCAGGAGCTTTACTTCAAGTACAAGCTGCAGAAGGTAGTACAGGTACTATTGAAGTTAATGGTGGTCCAATTAATGGCGCACTAAATACAATAAATTCAGAATTAAACTTTGGATCCCTTGATACTTCGGTAATAGGAGGACTTGGAGGTAGCATAAAAAGTGTTAATGAAACTACCAACGGAGCTCTTTTGGGTATGTCTTTTCACACCTATAAACAAGGTCGAACAGCAGGTACGAATGTAGACGACTTAAAAGAAGCAATGCGTATTACAAACAACGGAGGTATTTCTTTTAATTCTACTGGAACTGCATACGGATCTTCAGGTCAAGTATTAACTTCTAATGGCAATGCTTCTCCATCTTGGCAAGCTGTTGGTGTTGCGGATAACTCGATTACTCATGACAAATTAGAGCCTCGATATACTGCAAAAGCAACAAGTGCTGCAACTGGTAATCAAAACATAGATGCTTCAACCGCAACTACGTTCTTGCTCACTGGTAATATTGCAACGGCTACACTAAATGTTACAAACTTAAAACTGGGACAATCTATAGACATAGTATTATCAGGCTCATTAAGCAACGCTGTATTAACAATAGCTACTGATTTTACAACTTCAACAATATCTAAAGTAGGCGATACTGGACTTGATACTTCAGTTACAAATATTATACAAATTGTTTGTTTAGATGATACAGATAGTGCCGCACAAGTAGTGTATAGCATAAATAAATACGCAACAGACACAACCCCATAATATGAAAGCAAGATTAGAAAGCGGTAAAGTCGTAAAATATTCAAAAATACCTAGCGAGTGGAGCGGAGTAATGCACTACATGGCTGGATTTAATAATGCATCAACTGCAGCCCTCGAGACAGAGGGCTTCTTTGATGTAATAGAACCTGTATACGATTCAGTGATTCAAACAGCATCCAATCTACACTTAGATAATGCTTATGGATACACAGACGTAGATGGTAATGAACTCACCAGAGCAGCCTTTGTCTATGACATAGGAGTTAAAGTTATTCCTCAGAGTTTAGAGGAGCTTAAAGTAAAAAGAATTCAAAGTCTTAAATCTTTAGGTTTTGGCAAGTTAACGCCTACCGACTGGTACGTTACAAGAAAAGCTGAGCACAGCACTGAAATCCCTTCCGACATTCAAGAGGAAAGAGATGCAGTGCGAGCTAGCATAATAAATAAAGAAAATGAAATAAATGCGTTAACCATTAAAGCTTCTGTTTTGAGGTACGACATTAACTTCTAAACCATCTTATATGGCTATTAACAAAAAGATTATAGTACAAGGAGCTTCAGCTAGCAGTGGAGGTGGAACTGCAGGAGCTTTAACACTTGAGCTAGATGCAAGCAACGTAGATTCTTATGATGGCGTAGGTGATGTTTGGAATGATATACATAACTTTGAATTTACTCCTACTACAGATGTGTCACAGCATTTTAGTACTGTTACTTTTAATGGTAATGGTGTCAATGGAGCGTCTACAGAGGTTACTGGTGTTGGGTTTAAACCAGACTTAGTATGGCTTAAAGTTAGAAACCAAAGCTACCACCACCGTTTAACGGATTCAGTTAGAGGAGTAGATAAAGCATTACGGTCAAACACTTCTGGTGTTGAAGTACCTGCAGATGATTACGCTACGCTTTCTTTTAATGATGATGGCTTTAACTATAGAGATTATTCACAAGCCAACGCAGAAATAGTAGCTTGGTGCTTTAAGGCGGGCGGCACAGCAGTGTCTAATACAGATGGAGATATAGATTCCAACGTAAGCGTGAATAACGATTTAGGGTTTAGTATTGTTGGTTATACAGGAAATAGTTCTTTTGGTCAGACGGTAGGTCATGGGCTAGATGCTATTCCGGAAATGATTATCTACAAAAACCGAGATGATATTAGAGATTGGAGAACTTATTCAAATTTTCTAGGAGCTACAAAGCAACTGGAACTAAATAGTAATACACCTGTAGCTACATACGGTTCTTTTGGTAACACTGAACCTACACCTAGTGTTTTCTCTACGAGTGATAACATTAATGACAGGGCTACGAATCATAATGGAGATGACTATATAGCCTACTGTTTTACGTCTAAAAGAGGCGTATCTAAAGTAGGTAGTTATATTGGTATTGGAGATGATATGACGGTAAATGTTGGATTCGAACCCGCATTTGTTTTGATAAAAAATTCTAGTTCTGCTGCTTCTTGGCATATATTCGACAACAAAAGAACAGCGGCTAACCCATCAACTGCGGCTATATACCCTAATGAACTTGTGAATACGGAAGCTGATTACGATGGTGTTTTTGAATTCACGTCTACAGGTTTTAGAAATGAAATTGCAAGTACATCCTTAAATGCAAGTGGTGATAGATATATTTATTATGCAGTAGCTAAGAACATAAACGAAACATCTTTAATACCAGATACAGACTTAATACTAAGCTTAGATGCATCGACTTATAGTGGTTCTGGTGACTGGTTAGATTCTAGTAGTAACTCTTATTCCGGAGCTATAACTGATGCTACATGGCAACAAGAGTTAGGTAACCACTTCGATTTTGATGGTAGTGGAGATAAGATCTCAATACCAATGAATATGAGCGGTGCTGCTTCTATTGAAGGGTGGTTTAATTTAGATTACCTTGAACAAAACGGAGCAATTGCAACTAAATACGGCCTTGCGCCTCTTGCAAGAACATTTGCTTGGTTTCTTACTGGTAATAATAATGTACGTTTTGCTAATTATTATAACTCTAGTGGTCATGCTAATGCTGTAAACTTTGATATTAGCAAGTACTGCAGTCCAAACAAATGGCACCACGCAGTACATACGTTTGGTCCGAATAACAGACCAACAGTTTATATAGACGGAACAGCAGTCACTGAATTATCTCAATTCGATACAGCTGCCCAGAATATAGCGCATAGTCAACCTTCAGTGCCTTTGGTTTTAGGTGACTTTCACAATAGCAATCTTGGTGCATATGATCTGGAAGGATCTATTGCTCAATTCCGAGTATACGACGAAGTATTAACTGCGTCTCAAGTAAGACAAAACTATAACTTCACTAAGCCTTCATTTCCTAATCAATATCACTCCACCTCCAATACATTGGTCACTCAGTGGGATGCTGGCGGGTTCTTTTCGTTCGATAATGCATCAATCTCTATTAATGATGCAATAGTTCCTGTTTTTGATAGACCTAACAGAACTTTAAGTGTTTGGCTTGCGGTTGGATCAAATAGTGGGTATTCAGTACCTGTTATACTACAAGGATCTGATTTAGATTTTGGATCGATATATATTCAAATAAATCATAACAAGGCAAAAATAAAATATCAAATGGGATATGGTTTCGTTGAGGTAGTTTACCCTAGTTTAGCTAGTTGGTCTCACTACGCTATAGTTCAAGATGCCACAAGCTCTGAATGCTTTTTAAACGGAGTATCTGTTGGTACTTCCACATCTTTCCGCAATAACACTTTTGCAGGTACGCAGTTTCAATTAGGAGGTGACGCCACAAACGTTAACTTAGGGTATCTCGGAGATATTAATAAACTTAAATTGTTTACCGAAACCTTAAGCTCAGAAGCAATTTTAAGTCTATATAACGAAGGACATTAATAAACATGAAAATACAACATATGAAAGACAAGAAAAAAGAAGTTAAGAAGGTTAAGAAAGTGGTTTTAGACGTCCCTAAGGAGGTTAAAGTTGAACCGGTAGTTATTCCTGTAAAAGAAATTAGATAATGCCACAGAAGCTATCATCTAAAGCGAAAGCCGCTAAAGCTAAAAGAGATCTAGCATACGCTAAGAGCCCTCGACGCACGAGGATGAAAGCTGAATGTCAAAAAGCTAGACGCTCCGCTCTTAAAAGGGGTAAAAATATATCTGGAAAAGATTATGATCATACTACAGGTAAATTTCAATCAGTAAAAAAGAACAGAGGCGGTTTTGGTAAAGGAACAAAGATAAATAACACTAAATAATGGGAACTACAGTAAAAACAGTATTCGCTAAGAAAGACTGCTCTTGCAAAAGTTCCCCTTTAGCTCGAAAGAAATCAAAAGCTCCTTCTCGTAAGAAGTCATTGAAAAACTATGCACCTGTCAAAAAAGGCAGTGGCACAGGTAGTAAAGCTGGAGGAGGAATGACAGCTAAGGGCGTTAAAGCTTATAAAAAGAAAAATCCAGGTAGCAAACTAAAGACTGCGGTAACAACACCACCGTCTAAATTAAAACCAGGAAGTAAAGCAGCAGGAAGACGTAAATCTTTTTGCGCTAGATCAAAATCATGGAAGTCTGAACGAGGTAAAGCAGCTCGTAGAAAATGGAACTGCTAAGTAAATAAAGTAATTAAATTAAATCAAATCAAATGGCAATACAATTCGGAGGTCCCTCAGTAGTTAAAAGAATAAGCTTTAAAAAAGAAGCTAAAGATAAACTAATTGCAGGGATAGATAAATTAGCAGAAGCAGTCGGTAGCACATTGGGTGCATCAGGTAGAACAGTTGTCTTAGAGGACGACTATGGAAATCCTCATGTAACAAAGGATGGAGTTACCGTAGCTAGCTATATTAACTTAGATGACGAAGTTGAAAACTTAGGAGTAACTATGTTGAAACAAGCATCTAAACAAACAGCTTCAAAAGCCGGTGACGGAACTACTACATCAACTGTACTGGCACAGTCTATCATTCATAATTACTTTCACCTTAAAGGTGAGAGCTACTCTTTTAGAGATATCAAGAATGGTATTATGGCTTTTTCAGATTACGCAGTAAAGGAACTAAACAAAAGAGCTACTAAGGTAGATGATAAAAAGTTAAACCAAGTTTCTCGCATTTCAGCTAATAACGATAACGAATTAGGTGATTTTATTGCAGAAGCATTTAAAGCAGCAGGAGATAATGGAGTAGTTACTATGGAAACTAGTCCAAGCAATGAAACTTATATTGAGTCCGTAGATGGAACACATATTCATTGTACTAGTAAGAGCTCACACTTTTACACAAACAGAGAAAAAGAAATTAGTGAACTTGATAAGCCTTTAGTATTCTTATGCGCATCAGAGGTGGCTAATGTACGCCGCATACAAAGCATTTTAGAATTTGCTATCAAGTCAAACCGTGCCTTATTGATTGTTGCTCCGTGTGATCAGCAAGTCGTAAGTGCATTGGCTATGAATCACGTTAAAGGTAACATCAAGTGTAATATCATTGATCCCCCATCTTTTGGTTTAAAAAGAAAAGATATCCTTGATGACATCGCTTTACTAACTGGTGCTACGGTTATTGACGAGTCCTTAGGTGATTCCTTAGACAATATTACGCCTGAAGTATTAGGAAATGCTGACAAAGCAATTATTGATGCAGATGGGACTACCCTAGCGATCACAGAAGCACCTCAAGGTGTTAAGGAACGAGTAGATTATTTAAAGGAGCAATTAGACGCTGAAGAGCATCACGTATTACGTCCACATATCGAAAATAGATTAGCCATCCTAAACGGAGGGGTTTCTATTGTATATGTAGGTGGAGATACTGAAGTTGAAGTAGCTGAAAAGAAAGACCGAGTAGATGATGCTATTCACGCTGTAAGAGCTGCCAAGAAAGAAGGTATCCTACCAGGAGGTGGAGCTGCATTAGTTTATGTATCACTAAACTCAAAGCCTAAAGGAAACGAAGGTGAATTAGTTGGTTGGAACATAATGAAGCAGTCTTTAAATTCTCCTTTCACTAGGATTCTATCTAACGCAGGACTTGATCCAATTGATTATCCTAATTTAGGAGGTTGGGGAATGGGTGTTGATGTTATAGACGGTAAAGTTAAGGATATGCGTAAAGCAGGTATTATTGACCCAGTTCTTGTAACTAAGTCAGCATTGCAAAATGCAGTATCAGTAGCATCGACTATACTATCAACCGATGTAGTAATCAGTAATGTTCGTGAAAGATAATATGAAAGCAATTGGAAGATTTTTAATCGTGTCTGAGATTAAAGAAGAAATTAAAAAGACTGAAGGTGGTTTACTCTTAGCTGAGAACCACCGAGAAGATATAAGATACAGAACAGCGGATGTAAAGTCCGTTGGTACTGTAGTCAAAGGAATAAAAGAAAACGATACTATTTATTATGATCGACATGCTGGTCATAACGTAGAAATTGAAAACGTTATCTACAAAGTTATTCAAGAACAAGATGTTATTATTGTTTTGTAATGGATAGAAGTGACTTTGTGCAACGCGGAGAAATTAAGGTTGATTTTTTAAAGTTTTATAGGTTAGTCTCAAGATGGACTTGTAAACAATACTCAATCTCAATTTCAGATTTAGAATTATTATTTTATTTAGATCCTATTAAATATTTTACGCTAGAAGACTTCAGAGATGGAACATTGTATTATCATTGGGATAGACAACGCTTCTATAGATTACAAAGAGAAGGTTGGGTAGAGAAAATACATAAAGGTAATGGTCGTTTAGGTGACCATAACAAATATAAAGTTTCACTCAAAGGAAACAGATTAATTAAAAGAGTATACAAGATACTTATTGGAGAAGAACAAATACCTGAAGACGCACGACGTAGCAAGGTTGCAAAACGTGAACAATACATTGATAAAGTGTATAGCACAGCAATATCTAAATTTAACAAAAAAGAGTTATGAATAATAACAACATTAACCAATTATAAACGATGGCTAGAATATCAATTTACTCGCAGGACAGCGATTTAAACATTGCGGATAAGGTACTAGGTACTGATTCCACGACTAACACCACAAAGAACTTTTCGCTAGGGTCGATTTTTGATTTAGCTAATGAGATTGGAGCGGTTGACATCTTTGACGGAGCTAGGTATAAGTTTACAACTTATGTTGCAGGCACTGGTAATCCTCAAGGAGTAATAAACCTTAATACTACTGATGTAGCTACCGTTACCTTTGCATCCATTACTGAGATATACATCTCTATTAAAGATTCAAAAGGTAATAACTTAGAAGGATATTTAGATAACACTCTAAATGATTACATCAAGTTATCTCCGCTTGACAACTTAAATATATTTGGTATATTTGAGGTTACTGCTATAGCGGATCATGACACTGAATATAAAAGACTTACAGTAATATCAAGGGGAGCCAACGGTTCTATCGCTGCTAATACTGAGTACTTTGTATCTAACATGGGAGTTAACTCATCAACAGTAGGTGGATCGCTTAATGAAACTAGCGTTGTAGATACTCTAGTATCTGTTTTAACTAACAGACCTTTATCTGCAAATCAAGGTAGAGTTCTAAAAGAGCTTGCCGATACTAAAGTAGCTATCGAAGCTGGTAAAGCTTTATCTGCAAACGATTTTACTGATGTATTAAAGACTAAGCTAGATAATATTCCTGAGAGAGCTGAAGAAAATGTTCAGTCTGACTGGAATGCAGTTGCCGGAGATACAGCTATACTTAACAAGCCAATCATTCCTGCAGCACAGATTAATTCTGATTTTGCTCAAACTAATCCAGCACTTGTTGATTTTATTGTAAATAAACCTACAGATCTTACCGATCTTTCTACTCACGGTGCAAATGAGTTAAGTGACATTACAAGCGCAGGATCTGGCGCTATTATAACAGGTGTTGAAAGACTTAAGCTTAATGGTATTACAGCCGGAGCTAATGTTAATGTTCAAGCTGATTATAATGCTGTAACAGGAGATTCATTTATACAAAACAAGCCTACTATAATCGCTCCAGTGCAATCGGATTACACTGAAACTGACGATGCTTCCTTATCTCACATTTTAAATAAGCCAGATCTATTAGCTATCGGAACAACCGGTACAACTGCTTTAGCAGGAAATACAACTCTATTAGGTTTAGGTACAACTGCTGGAACTGCACTTGAAGGTAATACAGCTTTACTTGGTGTAGGAACTGTTGCTGGTACTGCGTTGGAAGGTGATACTTTAACTATATCCACTGCACAGGCATTAGCCATAACAGCAAATTCAGGTAAAACTGAATTCCCAGGTTTCGGTACAACTACAGGCACGTCACTCGAAGGAGACACTGCTTTACTAGCAATCGGAACAACGGGTACTACAGCTCTTGCTGGAGACACTACAACTATATCTACTTTACAAGCCACAGCTATAGGAGATAATAGTGCTAAGATTACTTTTCCAGGAATAGGTACAACCGCTGGGACAGCACTAGCTGGTAACACTACTACTATTACAACCATACAGGCTAACAATATTAGCACTAACAATGACAAGGTTGAATTTCCAGGCTTTGGAACAACTGCAGGTTCAGCCTTAGAAGGCAATACCGCTTTGCTAGGACTAGGTACCGCAGCAGGAACTGCTTTAGCAGGTAACACAGTTGTTATAAGCACTGAGCAAGCAACTGCAATCAGTACTAACAGTAATAAAGCTGAATTCCCAGGATTTGGAACAGTTAATGGTACAGCTCTACAAGGAGATACTGCTTTATTAGCCATAGGCACATCAGCCACCACAGCTTTAGCCGGGGATACAACAGTTATAAGTACTGCACAAGCAACTGCTATAGGTGATAACTCTAACAAGACTTCATTCCCTGGATTCGGTACAACTGCAGGTACAGCTATGGCAGGTAATACTGTTATAGTTGACGGTAGTAGTACGGTTACATTAACTGGAACTACGAACGAGATTGAAGTAACAGGGGCTGCACAAGCTTTATCAGCAGATTTATCATTCACAGTTGGATTACCCAATAGTATTACAGTAACTAATGATGTTATAGCTGACAACGCTAAATTAGAATCTACCTTAGAATTTACAGGTGTAGAAGCTGCAGCGCCTAGTTTTGACAACGGTTTATACTTTAAAACAGAAGAAACTCACGATACGCTACATTTTAGATACGATGGCAATGATATTAGTATTGATCATTTAACTGAAAACGTACCAACAGGTATATTAGAAGGTGGACTATTAAGTACTGATACAAACACTACTTTTGATCTAAGTGCTGGTAATGGAGTTATAAATGACTTAAACAAAGGAGCAAACTCTAACCCACATCCGGAGATAAAACAAGTTTCTTGGGTAGATCTTGCTGCAATTCCTCACGCTCATGGAGCTATTGGTAATGCAAGTCAACTTACTACATATGTTTACGTTGATGCGAATGGTGTTATCCAACAACAACTAGCTACTCCTAATGATAACTTATGGAGATCATCTATTGTTCTAGGGATTATAGTACATGCTTCTAATGTAATTAGTTCTGTAAAATCATTCCCAAGACCAGGTTACTCTAACAGTAATACAGTAAATGACTTTATTACTTCGTTCGGTGGGCTTAAAAAGTCTGGGCATGATGTTACTCCTAATGGAGCAAACTTACAATTAAATAGATCTGCTGGTGTATCATTCTCATTAGGTAGCAATTATGCTAATAATGCAGAAGACGCATCTACAGTGGTAGACAACTCTAAGGTAGCAGCACTGTTACATAGATATAGAACTAACAATGTTGCAGGACATACTATAGATGATAATTCTGGTAATGGATATACTTCTATTGATCCTACACTATACGATCAAAACGATGGAACTTTAGCAGCTGTACCTACAGGTAAATTCTCTGCTCAAAGAATGTTCTACTTCCCAGGTGATGCCGACAATATTGCTGTCTATTATGGAAAAGCTTTCTATAACACTCTACAAGCTGCTGAAGCGGGTTATGTGGCAGAAAACTTTACTGAATCAGATTACACTGCAACTCAAGCAATTTACTTAGGAGTTATTATAGTTAAATCTGAAGCAACTAATTTAGTACCAGTTGCAGACTCTAGAATAATCAATGGAGGTATATTTAGAAACCTAGCTGGTTCTGCTGGCGGTGGTGTATCTACTAGCGCTTCTCTTGGTGATCTTCAAGATGTAGACATGGCTGCAGTGTCTGACAACCAGATAATTCAGTATGACAATGGTACAGGCAGATGGAGCAATTCTACTCTTGATATAGATGCTATTACCGAAGGGACAACAAATTTATACTACACAGACGCTAGAGTAACAGCTAATACAACTGTATCAGATAACTCTAATAAAGTTTCTTTCCCAGGATTCGGTACAACGGCTGGAACCGCATTAGAAGGTGATACTGCAATATTAGCAATTGGAACTACTAGCACTACTGCTTTAGCAGGTGATACAACAGTAATATCAACCGCACAAGCTACAGCAATAGGTGACAACTCCAATAAAACATCGTTTCCAGGCTTTGGAACTACTACGGGAACTTCCTTAGAAGGAGACACTGCTTTATTAGCATTAGGAAATACATCAACAACTGCTTTAGCCGGTGATACTTCACTGTTAGCAGTAGGAACTACAGCTGGTACAGCCTTAGAAGGTAACACAGCTACAATATCTACCGTGCAAGCTCAAGCAATTGCTACGAATTCCGGCAAAGCTGCTTTTCCTGGATTTGGAACAACCACAGGAACTTCTTTAGAAGGTGATACAGCTCTGTTAGCTATAGGTACAACAGGTACTACCGCACTAGCTGGTAATACAACTACAATATCTACTGCTCAGGTAACAGCTATAGGAGATAACTCTAATAAAACAACGTTCCCAGGGTTCGGTACAGCAAATGGAACAGCTTTACAGGGTGATACAGTAACTATATCTACAATACAAAGTAGCGCTATTACAACTAACAGTGGCAAAGCTGCTTTCCCTGGATTTGGCACTGCTGCTGGATCTGCATTAGAGGGTGACACTAGCCTGTTAGCTTTAGGTACTACAGCGACAACAGCGTTGCAAGGAGACACGGTAACTATCTCTACAGCACAAACAACTGCTATAGCTGATAACTCTAATAAAGTTTCTTTCCCAGGTTTAGGGACTACAGCGGGTACAGCCCTAGCAGGTGATACAGCTTTGCTAGAAATTGGAACGACTACTGGAACTGCACTTGAAGGTGACACTACTACTATTAGTACAGCTCAAGCTACAGCGATAGGAGACAACTCTGCTAAAGTTTCTTTCCCTGGATTGGGTACATCGGGTACAACTGCTTTAGCTGGTAATACAGCTTTGCTAGCGTTAGGTACTTCAAGTACAACAGCCTTAGCTGGTAATACAGCATTTGTTGATGGAACTGGTACTGCTAACACAATACCTTTATTCTCAGATTCTGATACGCTTGCAGACTCTCCTTTATCTGTAGATGCAAATTCAAATGTTTCTGCATCAGGAACTGGATCGTTTAAAGTACCAGCAGGTCTTCCAGGTCAAAGACCTACAGGGGTTGCGGGTATGATTAGATTTAACTCAACAAGCAATAGTTTTGAAGGTTACACTAATCAATGGGATGCAATTGGAGGCAGTAGTTCTACCATACAAAAGAACACCTTTAGTGCAGATGGAACACAAGCTTCATTTGTTATCTCATCTCCGATAGTTGACATAAAGAATATCAATGTATTTATTGACGGAGTCTATCAATTTGAATCTACTTACAGCGTAGCTGGTAACGTAGTTATATTTGATAACCCACCGCCAGCAGCTACTGATAATATTCAAGTAGTTCACACATTAGCTAACGTCGTATCTTTCGTAGGAAAAGCGGTATCTATAACAGAAGCAAATGGAACAGCTACTTTAGACTTTCAAGCAGCAGACGTATTCAATGTAACAATTGATGAAGCTACTACATTGACATTTGATAATCCACAACTAGCAAACACAAAGAACATAGTAATTACAGGGGATTTTGCAGTAACGCTACCTAGTTCAGTTAGAGAAGTCTCTGGCGGATCAGCAACAGCTACAGGAGCTACATTAATACAAGTTACTTGTGTTGATGCAACTACACCCGTGTATTACGCAACAATAGCAACAGCATAGTATGAAAGCAAGAATAGAGAGTGGTAAAGTCGTAAAGTACAGACAAATACCAACAGTTTTAAAACACAAAGGTACTACCATCTTAAAAGCAGATACCCTTAGCCCTTCAAAACTTGAAGAGCTGGGGTTCTATGATGTAGTTACGCCGACACACGACTCGGTTGTACATACACTTAGTAATTTGCATTTCAGTAAGACCATTGAACATACGAATACAATCACAGGTGAATCCAGCAATGTAGCTGGGTTTACTTATGATGTTTCATTAAAGGAGCTTGGTGATCTGGCTGATTTAAAACTAGCAAAAATAGATGAGCTTAACAAGATAGCCGGTAAGATGTTATCTGAAACTGACTTTTACGTTATTAGAAAGATGGACGGTTGCGGTAACATACCAGCAACAATCAAAGCGGAAAGACTAGTTATAAGAGCTAGTATTCAAAGAAATGAAAGCGCTATAAACGCACTCACTGGAAAGAGAGAAGTTATTATGTATAGCATAACAATGTAATATGGTTAATCATCAATTAATAGCATCATCAATTCCCGTTGTAGCGGAGGGTAATCAAGAACGTGGCCTTATGGTTAATCTTGATGCCAATGATGGCGACAGTTTCTTAAACGTTGCTGGAGACGAAAATTCAGGTGCTTGGAGAGATTTAACTAACCATAGGTACTTACCTGATATTACTCCATCTGAACACTTTAATGTTGTAGAGTGGACAGGTAATGGCCAAACTAATAGACTGATAGACGTGGGCTTTAAGCCTGCGCTTATCATGCTTAAACAAAACACTGGTGATCCAGGGACAACCCAACCGATTAGGTTTATAGATTCTTTAAGAGGAGCAACCACAGCCACTGAAGCTAGTGGAGTATCTTATGTTGCTACTGATGAAGTTTTAGGTTTTACACACAACGGTTTTATTATTGGTGATAGTGATAGCATTAATAAAAACAATGTTAACTATAGATACACAGCTTGGTGTTGGAAAGGTAATCCTGTAGAAACAGAATCGCTTACCGAAGCAAGCACAGGAGGTGATTACACTAGAACTGTAAATGAAAAAGGCGGGTTTAGCGCAATAAATGTACCTTCTAGTAGTGGAGACGCAAATAGTGTTCATTCATTCCAGCATGGATTAAACGTAAGTCCATCTATGTTTTTTCTAAAACAAAATAGCCTATCTAATTCACTTACTTATGTAGCTCAAGATGCTTTTAGGAGTATAGCTAATGGATACAGCTCATTAACAAGTGACGCTTCATCAGAGGCTGCACCAGCCGGAGCGCTCAACTCTCAGACGCTAGGACAAGTTAACGTAAGTAATGCATATTTAAGTTCAACACCCTCAAACTCTAGCATATATAGTTTTACTGAGATTAGGGGATATAGCAAGATGGGCACATTTGTTGGAACTGGTACTGCTGAGGCGTATGACGTTGGTTTCAAGCCTAAAATGATGATGGTTAAAAGAGTTAGTGGAGGCGCAGGTGATGATCTTGAGTGGAAACTATATGACAGTACACGTGGAACCAGTAACGAATTAGGCTTAGCTTCTGAAGGATTACAAGCTTATGCCGTTAGAGCCCCAGCGTTTAATAACAATGGATGGAGTTGGTCAACGTCTGAAAGATCTATTAATAATCTTATGGGAGTAGAATACGCATACATGTCGTTTGCGGATGATTCTGTTCCTTTAAATGAAAAGCTAGATGGTGAGGATGACATAATATTCAGAGCATCACCCCATAAGCACGATTCAGTAAGTCCACAGCCGACTGATGCCGCAGTTCTAGATCTTTCTGGATTTGGTAGCCACATGGCAAGGGCTAGCTCTATCGTTAAGAACATTACTACTGATTTTTTACGATTTCCTGGAAGCAACTTAGATGACGTTAAAGGTATTATTAAGACTGATGTAACAGGCAGCAAGAGTTTTTCTTTTTGGTTTAACATACCAGCAAACCCTGCTGGCGTAAGTGCACCAGTATTATTTTCCATTCAAAATTTATATTCTAGTACTATTAACTTAGTGCAGTTTATAGTAGGAGGAACAACTAATGGGCGTAGTCTACAAATGTCTTCGTCACAAAATCACGGGACAGGGCATGGAGCTGTTTCTGGGTTTAGTTCTTTTGATCAGAATAACGATAGATTTGATGGAGCTGGTTGGCAACAATTAGTTTACACTGAGGATGGTACAGATGGTAGTGATAAGCAATTCTATATCAATGGTTTACCTATTACTACAATAATATTTAATCAGAACGGCAATGATCTTCAAGACGGTATTATAGACTTAGACATAGATAGACAATTACAAGATTTTGGAGGGAATACATTTCCAGCGCAAGTTCTATTTGGTAATTCGGGTGTTGTAGCGAATTCTTTACAAAGAAGTTTTGAAGGTAAAGTAGGTGAAGGTATTATATTTAATAGCAAGCTTAGTAGCTCACAGGTTTTGAGTAATTACAATAAAACAAAGAACAGGTACATATATGACGGCAACGATGCCATCTTGAGCTCACCTGGATCTGCATTACCTCAGTACAGCACTGATGGTGATACAAGTTTTTTTACTTTAGGTACCGACAGGTACTTTGAGTTTGAAGAGCCTATAGCTAATGTGTTTTCAGTATCTTTTTGGATTAGATTAAGAGATCCTGGTGTAGCTGGACAAATACCTATATTCTCAAATTCGTCACAACATCCAACAGACAAAAGTTTACACTGGGAAGATGATGGTACTACTAATGGTACTGGATGGTTTTATAAACATGCAAGATCAGACAATAATAATAACCGTATTATAGGTTCTATAACACCTTATAACACTTGGGAACATATTGTTTTCCAAAAAGGTTTAGGCGATTCTTATGATTTTTATCAAAACAATGTTCTTACTGGCACCTGTACTGCTGGGGATATGGACGACATAACAGACATTGGGAGGGACTTTGAAACGGTAAGTGCAAACAAATTTAGATTTGGAGATTTTGATATATCTAAATTCCAAGTTTATTCACTGAGATTAGATTCTCCAGAGATAACAGTTTTATATAATCAAGGACGATAATGAGTAAAAAAAAGTTTAAAGACACTGACGTTGGGAAATTTCTATTACAGAAGATTCCTGGCGTTGTAGGTGCCTTGTCAGGAAGTACTCCTATTGGAAATGTTATTAAAGCCATTATCGGTGGATCTGACATGACAGAAGGTGATAAAGAGATTGCTTTAAAGAAATTAGAACAAGAAGTTCATGAGTTCAATGGCATAACTAAAAGATGGGTAGCAGATTCAAGAAGTGGATCTTGGCTTGCATCTAATGTTAGACCATTAACTTTAGCTTTCTTAACGGTTGCATTTGCAATTGGTTGGGCATATCAGTTAGAGGATCTAGACACAGTTAAAGATTTACTCCAAATAGTTTTTATGGGGTATTTTGGTAGTCGAGGATTTGAAAAAGTAATGGGAAATAATAAACATCAAAAATGAACGACTTAAAGATATATGGATTGAACATAGGAGCAGTTTTGTTTAGCGCAATTGAAGAATTTAATCCAGTACTTCAAACTATAGTATTATGTTTGACTATAATTTATACCGGTATTCAAATACACCATAAAATAAAAAAATAAACTTAATTTAATTATATGAAACTTATTAGAAAGATAAGCATCGGCCAAGACTATAAGAACGAAGCCATGCACTACGCTGTTGGCCAAGAAGTATATGGAGGCCATAGAATTTGTGATATATTAGAAGAGAACGGATCTTACAATATATACATTGAAAAGAAAGGATCACAGTTACCTTGGAAAAACTTTAATAGTAATATGGCGATCTCAATTGAGTACAACTTAGATTACTAAAATGAAATCACTTTACAATTATATTATATCAACTGAAAACCGCTACAATGATAAAGTATCTGTAGACGGTAAAGAACTGATCTTAAACACTGAGATCACTGAAAGAGATTATGAATTTGTTAACAGAGTAGGGACTGTATTAAACGTTCCTATAAACGTTGACACTACAATTAAACCCGGAGACGAGGTTATAGTACATCACAATGTATTTAGAAGATGGTTCGATGTTCACGGTGTTGAGAGAAACTCAGCTAGTTACATAGACGACGATAGATACATAGTAGCAACTGATCAGTTGTTTGCATACAAGCAAAATGACAATTGGCACTGCTTAAATCAATATTGTTTCGTTAAACCTTTAGATAACGAAGACGTATGGAGCACCGAGAGCGAACAAAAGCTTTTAGGTGTCATTATATATATGAATGACTATTTGGAGTCCTTAGGATTGACCTATGGCGATATAGTAGGGTTTACACCTGATTCAGAATACGAGTTTAATATAGATGGAAGTAAATTATATAGAATTTTATCAAAAGACATAACCATCAACTATGGACATAACGAAAACAAAAAAGTTACTTCTTGATGCAGCTGAGAATTCAATTAGCGAATTAATCAAGGTAATGAATAGAAAAATGGACTCAAAGGAGATTGATCCCGAAAAGGTTAAAGTATCCGCTTCCGCTTATAGACTTGCAATGGATGACGCAATGGCTATGATTGAAAAGGTAGAAGAGTTAAACAACGTAAGTAAAGACACTAAGAAAAGTGAAACTAACTTCTTCGGTGTTGAAGAAAGAATTAAATAATGTATAAGCAAACGCTTTACTCGGTAACACGAGAGCATTTAGATAAAAAGTACGTGCAGAAAATGAATAAATCCAAGTCATTCAAATATGGATTTAATGTAGATTTAGACTGCGTAATAATAAGTAAAGACGGAACGCTAGGTGATATATACATAATTCAAGGTTTAAAAGTTGGATTACCTGCAACACCTAAAAAAGTTCAATACAATAGTAATAAGCCAGAAGAACAAGTATATACTAGAACAAAAAGACCTGAGACACTGGATAAAATTAAAACATTAAATGATTTTAAACAGTATCCTGAAAATATTAAAGAAAAGTATTACGAATATATCAGCAGTGAGTATAGCAAGCGTAGCGATGGTGAGTGGTTCATGTGCAACGGTGAGCCTCAATACGTTACAGGTGCTCACTACGTCTACCTCAACTGGACCAAGATTGACGTTGGATTACCAGACTTCAGACAAGCAAATAGAATATTATACATATTCTGGGAAGCATGCTGTGCGGATGCAAGAAGTTATGGAATGTGCTATCTCAAGAATAGACGATCGGGATTTTCATTCATGGCATCGTCAGAAACTGTTAATCAGGCTACGCTTTCTAGAGACTCAAGATTTGGGATCTTATCAAAGTCCGGGGCAGATGCTAAAAAGATGTTTACAGACAAAGTTGTCCCGATATCATCTAACTACCCCTTCTTCTTTAAACCGACGCAAGACGGAATGGAAAGACCAAAGACGGAGCTATCATACAAGGTACCGTCAAGAAGACTCACCCGTAAATCCATTAAGGAAACGAATGAGGAAGACAACCAAAAAGGTCTTGATACAACGATCGACTGGAAGAACACGGGCGACAACTCGTACGATGGAGAAAAATTAAGACTACTAGTTCACGATGAATCTGGTAAATGGGAACGTCCTGATAATATACTTAATAACTGGCGAGTAACTAAAACTTGTTTAAGGCTTGGTGCTAAGATAGTTGGTAAGTGTATGATGGGATCAACATCAAATGCTCTTAAGAAAGGTGGAGGTAATTTTAAAAAACTATACTATGACTCAGACGTTAGGAAACGAAACCGTAACGGGCAGACTGCTAGTGGATTATATAGTTTGTTCATACCTATGGAATGGAACTTCGAGGGATTCATTGATATGTATGGATTTCCTGTCTTCGATAACCCAGAAAAGCCGGTCAAAGGAATTGACAATGAGCTTATCTACTCAGGAGTTATCGAGCATTGGGAGAATGAAGCAGATGGGCTTAGAGATAACAACGACGGATTAAATGAATATTATAGACAGTTTCCAAGATCAGAGAAGCATGCATTCAGAGATGAGATAGCAAAGTCTTTATTCAACTTAAATAAAATATACGAACAAACAGATTTTAACGAAGAGCTTACAAAGAGTGGTTATGTTACAACAGGATCATTTCATTGGAAGAACGGAGTTAAAGACTCTGAAGTTCAGTTTAGCCCTAATCCTAACGGTAGGTTTAGAGTATCTTGGCTTCCGCCACTTAGCATGCAAAACAATGTTATAATGAAGAACGGAATCAAGCACCCTGGAAATAAAAACCTTGGAGCTTTTGGATGTGACAGTTATGATATTAGCGGTACTGTTGATGGAAGTGGATCAAACGGAGCACTTCACGGGCTTACTGCTTTCAGTATGCTTGCAGAAGTTCCTTCAAGTCAATTCTTTTTAGAATATATAGCAAGGCCTCAAACGGCTGAGATATTCTTTGAAGATGTATTGATGTCAATGATATTCTATGGAATGCC